AATCTATGCTCTCTAGAACGATGATGCCGATAGGCGGCGTAGGGTTGTCAGGAATCTCAGCAGCCGACCTTAGCCCGCTAATTGTTCCTAGGTTTGTTGCCATACGCGTGCGTATAACTGTGAGGTCTGCCATTAGGCCATCCGCATCTTACGGTAAGGACCTAGTAGCGCCTCTATGTCTGGGTCAACGCGACTGACTCTAACAATTCCAATGTCACCGAACCCGGCTACTCCCAGAGGGCTGTCGTAGCGCTTGAACTGTCGTATTGACAAAAGGTTGCACGCTTGCTTTACATCTATGGGAACTGAAGTCCCGTAACCGAATACCCCTGTTACCTGAACTGTGGCTTCTCCCATTACCGAAGGGAAAACATAGTCACCGATTGCGCGGATGCGGGTATAGGGGCTGTATGCACTGCCAGTTAGCCCGTTTAGAGGTTCTAGCTGAAGGTCTGTCGCTTCCCAAGTGATGTTGAAGTCCCCATTGGCACCGGAAGAAGTTTTGAGAGTTGTCAGTGTAGAGAGGTCATCTATGGAGCATAGGTAAGAGTCCTCGGGAGTAAAGAGCCTAGTAGCGGTAGTCGGCAGGAACACGCGCTCACAATGCGTCTCTATCTGGCGTGAAGCGGCTTCTACGCAAGTCTCCAACAATCCATCGTCTACATCATCAGTAATGCGAAGAATCGCTTTTACTTCTGCGAGAGTTGTGTAGCCATCAGTAATTGCCATGTGTCTAGTTTACCTTTATCAGCCGTGCAAGACAAAGTCCCCATGGAACCTACAACCATGGGGACCTCGACTTATTTCGTCAGATTAGCTTGCGCCGCCAACGAAGTGCTTGATTTCTGAGCTGTTAGTCAAGTCGCCGTCAACACGTAGCAAGAAGCGCCAAGTGGTTAGGTCGTTCTGGAACGCGAACTCGGTTGAGGATGCAACGTCTAGTCCACCTGCAAGGCGAACCTTGTAGCTGTCTATTGAACCTGCGATAACGGACTTTGCGTCAATAGCGGAGTCTGCCATGTGTGGGTTCTCAATGACATTGAAGCCAGCGAATGTATCCTGACCTCCGGGTCCTACCTGAGAGATGTTGTATAGGTAGTTTCCAGCGGTGTCCTTTAGCTTACGAGCAGCACCGATTGAGCTGGTGTTCATCATCAAGGCCATGCTTGGCTTGCGACGAGTAGCTGCGTCAACTGAGTAGATTAGGTCAATCAAGTTGTCAGCAGTAAAAGCACCAGCTACGCCAGTTGCTCCGGTAATACCTGCTGCGGATGCAGTAACTATACCGTTTGGCTGTGAAGAACCAGTTCCAGTAGTTAGTGCTGCGTTGACTGCGTAACCCATTCCGTTACCAGCTTGCTGAGCCAAGTGTCCGCCGAGGTTAAAGCCTGCGTCGGTTACTAGCTCGTTTGCTGCCTGAATGATTCCGCCGTACTTGTAAGCACCTAGTGTGATGCTTGCGTAGGTAGGCTCAACATCGTCTAGTGAAGCTCCGGCACCCTTTAGGGTCATTGCCGAGTAAGCCGATAGCGTTGGGATAGTTAGGTCCTCACCAGAAGTAGTCTGGATGATTTGTGGAACCTCAAGCATTGGTCCTACTGCGCGAGCAACGTCAAACACTTCGTCGTAGAACGACTTTGGTACTGTGTTTGCAGAAGGAACTAGAACTGAGCGTCTTTCAAAAGTGTGTCCACGCTGCTCGCCTAGGGCAAGTGCGCGGAAGATGTCAGACGAAGAACGTTCCTCAGATACCGAAGGGATGAATCCCTTGGCAGCGACAGACGCCTCTAGGTTACGCTCTACTGAACGGGTTGCAACGGTGATGGTTTCATCAGCCTTTGCAATGTCGCTCTCAATAGCGTTGATTTTGGATAGTTCAGCAGCGTCAAGTCCGCGAGCCTCTGATTCTGCAAAGTCAATGACTTCACGAACCTGTGTAATGAGGTTGTTGCGGAGTTCCTGCTGAGATTTGATAAACTCAGACATTATGTCTCCTTAGTAATAATTGACAGATGACAGTCGCGTTGACGCTGACCGAATACGGCAGAGCTAACTCACGTCCGATAGTTCAATTTTAGTAGAAGTTTCCACAGGGTAAAGGAAACCCCCAGAGAGAAGGGTAAGACTCTGGGGGGAACCCGCCTGAATACGGAGTGAGACTACCGCGTCTCGTCAGCCTTTGTTATGCGGGTTTCTTTTGCTGGCCTGTCGAATTTGGCTGTCTGAACGACTTCGCCTTCACTTTTTACAGCGTCTAGGTCAACTTTTACGGTATCAAGTGCAACTATTGCATCGGCCCACTTGCCTGCAAGGTTGAACACATTACCAGACTCAGGGTTTCCAGCAACCTCTAGGATTGCCTTTTTGATTTCATCTTTGGTTGCCATGTTAGTTCCTGTCCATTAGCTGTAGCTTCTTTTTCTTTAGCTCAAGCATTGCCAAGTCGTGAGCGACTTTTTGCTCTGCTTCTAAGTCTACTTCAGGTTCGACTACTGCTTCAGTCTTGGCTTCGGGGGCAAGGGTTGTTATAACTCTGTTTAGCATCTCTTGCTCGTCACCAGTAATGTTTAGACCATCTTCGAGCTTGCCCAGAGCATCTGCTAAAGCCTCAACGTTTACATCTGCACGCTCGGCAGCCTTCTGGAACTTGCGTACGGACACCGTGCCTGCGGTGGCTGTGTAGGCAGGCCACGCTACTACTGAAACTTCATGCAGTCTGACTGAACGCAGGGTTCGCTCTGAACCGTCGTTAGACCATGTGTCCCCACCTTGGGGGACGCTAAAGCCAAAGCTCATTGCGTCTACGTCTCCGCGCTTTAGTAGCTCTGCCACGTCACGCCCGCGAGAGGTGTTAGGCAACATACCCTCTACTTTTAGTCCACGGTCATCTTCGCTTAGTGTCATAGTCCGTGCGCGAGTAGAACCTAGTATCTCGCCTGAGTCGTGGTTCCACAAGAACTTTATGTCGTTGCGGGCATTGAGTGAGCGCTTGAAAGCGCCTTTAGCAATTCGCTCAGTAAAAGGTAGCGGCTCAGATGGGCTGTCAAACAAGGCAGCGTATCCGGCAAAGTGCATACCGTCGCTTTCCTCACGTATTTCAAACCCAGCTACGTTGACGCGCTGTTCCATCTTGGGAGTCATGTTGCCTTTCAGCTTTTGTACTTCTTTTTTAAGTCTACTTGTACGGGCGCCACAGACTTGACAGTCTCCTGAACAGTCTTGACAGGCGTAGCTGGCAGAGGCTTGATTGCTTCCGTCTTCTTTACTTCTGGCTGCTTGTTCGTTGACGGCATCTTCGAGCCGTTTGGTATTAGTGCCATTGGTTTCTCTTTCCTTGATTGTCATTAGACCTACCTTATAAAGCTTCCATTTGTAGCTGGACCGAATCCTTGCCAGTGTGTGAGATGGCTGGTAGTCCAAGCTTGGCCATAACATCAGCAGGGTCAAAGCCAATCTGAATGAGCTGCTGCGCCATCTCTACCTTTGAGTTCATAGCGCTTAGGTCTGCTGCGGCTATGTTGACGTTAGCAAGCGGCACACGAACGGTATCTGCTGAAGCGTCAGCTATTGGTGTCAGGTCCTCAAAAGACCTCACATCGTTTATCGAGTAGACACCGGCTTGCAATAGCGTGCTGTAAGCCTGTGTGCGAGCTGTCACGTCTGCTCTTAGAAGCCCGCCTAAGCTTATCTTTACAAAGGCTGCTTCCAGACCTGTTTCCTGAGAAAGAAGCCCAGTGAGTGCGCCCTCTATCTTCTGAGCAATCGGTCTAAGAGTGTGAGTTACAAAAGCTATGTTGTTCTGCTCGACTGAAGCATAGGTGTTGGTTCCCGGCAGACCTAGAAGGTGAGGCGGGATGTTGAAAGCTCTTGCAACGTCCTCTACTGCCATTCTGCGGCTGTCTAGGAACTGAGCTTGGTCGTTAGGCACGTTAGTTGCTTTGTACTGAGCGCCCCCTGTAACGATTGCGGTCTTGTGAGCCTTTGACCATCCTCTGTGGCGAGAGTCGAAAGCATTTTGCATATCCTTTGCCTGCTCAGCAGTTAGGCTGCCCGGCACTTCTAAGATACCTGAAGTCTGTGTGCCTGAACCGAAGAACTTGGCTGCGTAGTTCTCAAGAGCCTTAGCAAGTCCTAGGTTTTCTTTGAGGGCGTCTACGCGAGAGATACCTCTCATGCTGCCCGGTCTTACCACGTCAGGAATAAAGAGTACATCTTCCGAGCTGAGCATCTGGCTTTCGCCTTTTACTTCAAACATGACTCGGCCTAAGCCGTTGCGTCTAATCTCTACATCTATCGGATTTAGTATTACTAGGTTTACTACTTGCCCACTGTCGTTGCGATAAATGCGAATAAAGGTGTTGCCGTCTAAGAGCAGCGAAACAATAGCAGAGCCGTAGAAGGCTTCGCGGGTTGTGTCTACGTCTGGCTTGTTCACCCACGTTGGCTTTGGTCTAAGAGGGTACCTAGCGCCATCCCGACGTATGTATGCGTCCACTGGCAAAGTTGCCAAGGTGTCAGAGATAAGAGAAACAGCGGAAAAGACTGCGTTGACAGTCATTGCGGTTTCAGAGTTTATTGCGGTTCCAGATAGGGACTGTCCAGTTTCGTAGTCACCTGAACCCCAGATAGTTTGAAAGTTTACTTCTCGCTTTTCAAAGAAGTTTCCTAGCATTACTTACGCTCCATAGCGATTCCGAAAAGGAGTGCGGCAGCACCAGCGAGCATCAAGCCAGCGGGTAGCCAAACGATTGCGGCACCGACTGAAATCAAAGCCGCGCCTAAAACCTGCAAAATTATTACTAACATAACCGCCTATACAAATACTTGAGGCACTATTTCTTCCATTCTACCTGCGGTAGCCCTATCGTAAGCAATCACGGCAGCTACAGCAGCGTCAATGCGCCTGTTGGAGTTTCTATTTTCTTTTACTATACGGGGACCTATGCTGTCTATCTTCAAGACAGCGTTATCTAGGTGTCTAGCAACCAAGGGGTCACCAGAGTGTGTCAGCTTGTTATCCATAACCGCATCGAAGAAAGTTGCGGAAGCTTTTACCATTCGTGCGGCAGAAGTAGATGGGAACTCTACAATCGGTAGTCCCATTTCCTCAAGGATTGCCATAGAGCGCTGCCAGCGATATGGGTCACAGGCAACCTCTCGAACTTTAGGGTGCGAGGCGCAGAAGGCGATGATTGTATCTTCTACCTCGGTGATGTTGACTCGCCAGTTGTTGTCGTCAGTAGGCTGCTTCTCCCACGCTTTGATTAGGAACAGGTGAGGTGGCGTATCGTCCTTCTCTACGGTGCAACCGACAAGCACAGTCGTGTCCCCACTGAAAGAGCCGTCAAAGCCTATGATGAGTTCGTCGTCAGGTGTTATTTCGCGCTCGCCCTCTAAGGCATCCCAAGAGCCAGCCGGGAGCCAAGTCAAGTTGCTTGATACCCACTGGTTACAACGCTTCGTACGGAACTCCGCCTCTGGCGTTCTCAAGACTGTACTCTTGAAGTCCTCGATGCTGTTGATATCTCCGTAGCCGGGGTTGGCATCTTCCCATGTCTTAGGGTCCTTGTAGTCCGCGTCGGCTTCTGCTTCCCACCACGCCATAAAGAAACGAGGGTCCTCTACCTCACCTCGCGACACCTTCTGACCATACTGATACAGGCTGTAGGCGATTGAGTCCTGCCCTGACTTGTCTGACTTCTGACCAGCGGTTGTTATACAGAACATCGTTGCCATGTTGCCACGTGCGCCCTGAGCAAGTTGCATTACGTCAAACAGCTCGCGAGTCGGCTGAGCGTGAAGCTCGTCAAAAATGACCATTGTGGGACTGAGTCCCTCTTTTGTGAAAGCTTCGGCAGATAGAACTCGGTAGACCGAACCAGTAGAAGGTATCTCTATAGCGTCTCTGTAAATCTTTGCCATCTCAGCAAGCTCAGGTTCGTACTCTAGCATTTTCTTGGCTTCACCGAACACGATGCGGGCTTGGTCCTTGTCCGCAGCGCAAGAGTAAACCTCGCCCCCCCGTGGTCCTGTAAGTAATGACCAGAGTGCTAGTCCTGACGCGAGCGCCGACTTGCCATTCTTTCTAGGCTGACCGACAAGTGAGACTGAGTGCCTAAAGCCATCGCCCTGAGAAGCAAAGGCGTTGTCGAGCAAGTTCATCTGCCAAGGTCTAAGGCGCATTGGCGTACCAGCCTTACCTCCCACTGAATCTTTTGTAACTACAGCAAAGGTGTTTATAAAGTCAGAAGCCTTCATCCCATGCGAGCTTGCCAAAGCATCGTCAGGTACAGGCGTTATCCATCTAGGTGGCCAGTTGGTCATTGGCACTCCACTTGTGTTGCAACTCCTCTAACTTAGAACGAGCCTTTACCTCGGCGTAGCCTAGCTTTGTGCGGTCTGCTGGTGTCAGTCCGAGCTTGCCCATGTTGTTACTAATCATTACCTCTAAGTCGTGTAGCTGCCTGAACACTCGCCAGTTCTCAGGGTCAGCGTTGGCAACTTGCATAAGCATCTGCCTGCGGTCATGCTGCTCGCAAACCATCTGCAAGAAGTGAGTGTCTGTGCGGCTGCTAATCCACAGCTCACCCTTGTCAAAGATTGAATCCCATAGCGTCAGCCCTGCTTCGCCTAGGTCACGTAGTGGTGGCACGTACCCTCCCGGTACAGAGATGGTTGCTAGGGCATCAGGAAGCTTGCGCTGTCCGGGGTTCCCTAGCAGTCTCTTTTGCTCGATTGGTTTCGGTGGTCTACCCATGTAAATCAGGCTACCATAAAACTTTAGTTTCGCAGGAATATGTGAGACAG